ACTCTTAAGAACACATGACACCCAGTAATATTGTAATAATCAGTGTCGCTATAATTAGCGTATTCAACGGGTTCGGTAATATCATACCACTCACCGATTGAGCCGGTTACTGAACCCTGAATCTTAGAAGTACCTATAAACCCAGTATATCCAATTTGAACTGTATAACTATCAGTATCTTTGCTAACAAGCGTTTCACTATAATATGTCACCGGTACCTCGATAGTAGGTTCTTCGTGTGGCATTAATCCTATTAAAGTTGAGCTTACATATTTAGGTAACGTGCTATCAAGTATCTCAATGACTCCTCTACCACCTGAGTTATCATCTACGAATACAGGGAACTCAAACGTGCTGTCTGGTATAGATAGTGAATAATAACACAATGCACTGTCCATTTCTAATGACTCATTCATTGTTACCGTAAGTGTAGCGATTCCAGTCAAAGGTAATAACGGTGTTAGTGCTTTTTGCAACAAAACTTGAGAGCCATCATAGCTCATAAGTCTGCAGGTTAGAGTTTTACCCGTGATGTTAACTGGTTTTTGTTCTTGGTTGAGGAATTGGAATTGAAGTTTATTATCAACTCCTTTATGAATTTTTAGGTTTTTAGAATGCACGGTTTGATATCTCCTGTTGGATGCTCCCGAGTACAAAACTACAGTTTGTCGTGGGATAAAGTAATTTACTGATGTACTGTACACAAAGTGGCTCCTTTACTATATTTAGTTAAAAAATAATATTATGGTTAACCAACTCTGATAAATATCCTTAGATAACAAAAACAATGATTCCAAACGAATTCTTCAACAAACTAACGCAAAATCACCCATTTATCACAGTCTGTTCCTATGCGGGGCAAGATTATGTCGGTATAGTCCAGAACAGGGATGACATTGTTACCACCATCTACGATTACGGATCAATAATAGATCAGGTACTGCGTGATAGGTTCTTAGAGTTAGGAGATATTTGGTGGTGGGAATCTAATCGTTTAGTACCTATCAACATGTTCTTAAAAGATGACTGGTCTATGTTTAGACCCTATCTAAGAACGTTCAACAATAAAAGTCTTACTGTAGTTCACGGTCCAATATGTAGTATGTTAGAGTTAGCAAAGCGCAAGAGTAAGCGCAAATCAATTACCCTGGTCAAGCGTATCAATTGATTCACCGAGTAAGTTCATATGAACTGCTACCAAGTGTGCATAAGATATACTATGTGACTTCTTAAACGTATACCCATCTGAGTCTTTATCCCAAACAGTCTTTGCAACTTCTTTCCAAGATAGTCCAATTAAATGTTTTTTTGCTGGTCGAATAACTGCTAGAAACATTGCTAGTCTAGGAATGCTATCAACAGGTTCAGGCATCTTTCGCATACTCTGATAGTGATTGCTTAAGTGTATTAACTTCTCAACAAAAACTTTATCATTTAACTTAGCCCAATCAGGGTCACGCATCAAACTTATTAGATGTTGCTCATCACGTATCTTATCATATACGTGAACATTCAAAAAATCTAATTTAATATAACCACGTTGTTCTGCTACAGTATAATCAAGCGTGGACATTTCATTAATAGCATCATATGGAATGTCGGTTACATATATACCGGTTGAATGTTTACGTATGGGGGTCACTTTCCTCATTGAAGCCGGAACGTGTTTGATATGTTGTAGGATATTGTCTCTGTTACCAAAGTCAATATCAATGTCACTATTAAATTTCATCGTGTCACCAATTCTGCTTTAATCAATTTCATATATGCTTGTTGCACAACAATAGCTTGCCGTTCTGCGTCTTCTACTGCTTTGTGACTTGTTACATGTCCATCTGCTTTAAGTTTAACACCAGTAATATCATAGATAGTTCTAGTGTCTCTGATGTTCCAGAAGTTCCAAGGTGGCAACTGTTTAAAGTTTCTCCATGCACTCTCCATTACAACAATGTCAAAGCTAGCACCGTTACTCCATACCTTACCATTGTTATACTTCCAGCACCACTTATATAATATATCCATACATTCACTAAATGATACTCTATCTCTATCACCTAGTGCTTCTTCTTGTGCGGCTTCGCTTTGTGTACTCCACCAACGCAATGTGTCTTCGTTAATAGTTCTATTAAACAATTCTGTTTGGTCTTCAATTGTAGGACGCAATTCTAATCGTTCAATGATGCCGACACCTTTGGGGTCAAACAATACAGCGCCGATGGTAAGTATTACACAGTCGGGTCCTGTATCTAAACTTTCGATATCAATCATTATATCAGCCATCTTATTCCCATCTTAATTTAAATAATACCAACTCTTTGTCTGTCCGCAAATATAACCTACGATGATAGTCATCGTTCTGCCAACTCCAATATTCATTCTGGCAACCTAGTGATTCAGACTTTGATAAAATAATTCGTGAATCTATCATCCAATCTTTTAATTCTTTACTTGCACCCCACGTAGACCACAACCACGATCTGATATCATAAAACTCTTTGCTGTACAATGAATTAGAATGCACTGCATATTTAAATTTACCGTAACCAGTATGTCGCTTATCTAATTTTTTAATCTTGATTGTCATACTTTCCACAATTCGTACATAGTTTTAAACTTATCATCCCACAACACTATTGTAACATTTCCTGAGGTTAAAAGAAAGTCCCAGCCCATACCTCTTTCACCGAAATTACGTCTGCACCATTTTACAATTATACTAGGGTCTTCTTTTTTCTTCTTACAATCATATACATATTGTACCCTATCGTTCCGACTCATGTAAGTTCGGTCGATAACTCGATAATCAATTTGATCTTCTCTTGTTGGTAGTGGTACAAAAGTACCGGTTGATTTCATTATAGCCATTATAGCCACCTCAGACTAAAAAATACTGCATCACGCTCGGAAGCAAAGAAGTAGTCAATGTGAATCTTTATTCGGGCATCGCTCAGAGGTTTGTTTACATCATTGGTAATATAACTAGGGCAATGTTCTTTGGCCCATGACAAAGGAGCCCAGACTGGATCGTAAGGTAAAGTAACTGTCATTTCCATCTTAATATAAACCACTCAGCATCTTGTTTTTTCTCAAATATATAACGTGTGCTTAAGTTCTTCCACTCACCGGTACAGTTATTTTCTATCCATAGATTTATATCAACTGCTTCTTCGTTATTACGGAAACGTTTTAACTGTACACTAGTCCAACCAATATCTACTAACAGATCGGCTATGATATGGAAGTCCATTTCCTTTGCCATCTGATTACCCATATCGTTTAATATATCTTGTTCTAAGCCCATCTTAATAGAAACCATTCACAATCTTGTTTATCTTTAAATAAAAACTTAGCACTGTTAGCATACCATCTTTCATCAACAGACCATACACCGGGTTTGTTTTCTGTGCCGCTTGGTCCAAACGTAGAAACACACCATGCTAACATATCATTCCATTCACCTGCAGATATTATAGGTGTTATTTGATGATAAGGTATTCCATATACCGTAGCTGTACCATCATAATTAATATGTCGTATAGCCACCCATCCTCCGCTTGTTCGGTGTAGTGTATTAGTCATCCCCACCTCAACGAAAATATAGTAGCATCCTTGCCTTCACGAAAATAAAAATAAGTTTCATTACAATGATAGACTACATTCCAGCGACCTTTAAAAGTGCCTAACTGTTTTCCTAGCCATACTTCCATCTCAGTTATAGAAGTGGTAAACTCATTTTTATTCACCTTAACTTTATAAGGCCATAGTTCTTTCTTCAATGTTCTCATCCCCACCTCAGCATAAAATAACTTGCATTACTATCATTATAAAAAGTAAAAATTGCCCTACGTTCTCTTATAGGATCAAAGTTAGTACTATAAGTGAAGTTATCATATTCTGGTTTATAATAAGCGAAATCAAAATCTATCCCTAGCTTCCAACCCAGTTGTTTTAATTCACTGACTATGTTTATAGTAGTGATAGCATCAACAAATAGCGTAACTTGTGCCACTTTATCTATATCTTTTAAAACTATCGGTTAACTAAAAAAGTCACAAAACCATACCGAGCATTTATGACTTCAACTTTACTAAAACCTATATCACGTAATGAAGAAATATACCAGTCAACCGGTTCAGTATGCATGTAGTCCCTCAATAGGTTTTCCTTTTCGTAAATATATTCATCTGATACTCCATTATTTCTTTTAAAGTTATAGTACATATTTTTTACATAGTCACTCTGAACTGTTTTGTCAGTTAAAATTAGTGATCCATTTGTATTCAAATTTTTATATACTTCACTGAGGTAAGATTTTTTATCTTTTATGAAATGCAAGGTCCAATTGATTAATACAAGATCACATTTTAAATCTGGAAATAGATGACTATGAAAAGTTTTTGTAGGGTACAATGACTTATCTATCATGTTTTTACTAGAATCTACCCCATATACATTTATGTAGCCACTTTGTATAAACGAGTGCATTGTGTATCCTAATGCGCTACCCACATCAATAATTGTCGATTTTTTGTCATACCTGTTAGCATACTCTAAACACATATCTATTACCCGAGTATAGTCCGGAATATGCGTATATGCTTCATGTTGAAACCTGTTAGCAACAGATTCATCAAACGTCCAAGCTGTCATTTTTAATAATACTTTCAAGGGTAGGCATGGGCGTACTTTTTATATAACGACTGATAAATCTTCGATGCGGTGATGTATCGGATGAGTATCCATCATGACTGTTAATGATAGGTTCGGGATATATCCTACTATCTTCGCTAAATCCGTATACGGACATAATCATGTCTATTGCTTCTTTATTGGGAAGTGAACCAATGCCATTATGAGATTTATACTCGTTAGAAATAGAACCATGCGTAACCATGGTAGTGTTGGAAAATATAATGGACGGGCCCTGTTTATTCCATTTTTTATCAAGAGAATCAATGTTGTGAACAACCAATCTTGGATCATTCGTTTCGATTATAACATATTTGTTTGACAAGTTGCATATAGTTTTTAATATACCTAGGACGTCAAAAAAACCATGAATGAATCCACATGCAATTACCACATCATATTTCTCATTGATTTGATCGATGTTATCAAGTATCTTCCATTTAGCATCATGGTATCTACTCAATAACTCAACTGATCGGTTTCTGTATTCTTGTTGAATCTCTACACCGGTGTAGTGAGTAGACCCATTACATAGTGCATAATGTCCCATAGCACCAACGGCAGATCCCAAGTCAAGTATCGAGTTTCCATTAACTACTAACTCTGGCATTATAGCATCACACCGTTTTGATAACGATTCACTTGTTACCTTTAAAAGAAGTCTATCTTTTCTCACATCATTATTAACAAAATCAATGTAATCATCAAAAAACATAGGTTTAATATCCGCCATGATTCAATATATCTCTTATTTGGGTTGTAACTTCTGCATCACGCTTAAATTTAATAGCCCATTGTTCTGGATTTATGTAATCAATAATCATTTTAACATGATCTGGATTTAAAGTATCTAAGAAACGGGTACCGCTTTCACTTTGATACAACATCCAAGGACTTATCTTGCCTGTCGTTATAGCATAACATATCTTGTTTACGTTTCCATATCTTAACAAATCACGTGGTTGAATGTTTACGTCTTTAGCTAATTCAATAGTATGTTCTATACCACGATGTATAGCATCGAATGGATCTTCTTTCCGAAGGTAGTCTTGCAAGAAGGTAGTATAATTAGAGTCTGTGCTCCAATTGTCTAACTTGATATTCTCTTTGAGCAACCAATCAACATATCTACTAACGTTGACTACATTAACTTCACCGCAGTAATTACCAAATTTTACAAAGGCTGTGTAGTATGCACTCTTAATGAATTCTTCATAAGTCTTATTTTTATTTCGGCTCATACTGTTCTTTGTATAGAACTGTAACCAACTTTGAAAACCCAACCGGTTGCCCTTTATGTCACGATTCAACCATCGTTGTTTTTGTTCACATATATGACTAAGTAACGTGCGTTCCCTTACGAATTCACGATTACAAAACTCACAACTATGTTTAGTCTCAGCTATTACCGCTGTCTTTTTCATATTGTCTAATCTCATCATCTGTTACTATTTCCGATAATGTTTCTATATCAGCTTGTTTTAGATTAGGATACTTACTTGCTAGATATACTTTTTTCTTGTGACCAGTTACAAATGCTTCACTGATAGCATATAGGTTGGCTTCACTTGCCTTAGGATAAATCTTACCGAAGTATTCACGTACATCTTTTTCTTTAGGTGTTTCTTTAAGCTGTGTTACTTTACTAGACAAGTGTGGTAGCCATTGATGGAACTGTTTGCCCATGCCCGGGCTTGCCGCACATAACATCTGCCATTGTAATTTAGGATGCTTACTTACATACTCATTGAACAAATGTTTGTTTGCGTGATATTCCGTACTAGCTAGATAATAGCTTTGAAGATCGCCACTAGCTTTAATAGCACTCATCCAATGAGTCATCATGTAGGGCACAAACTTCTTTTGTTGTTCATCAGTTAGTCTATCAATATACTCGTAGTCTTTTTTATCCAATGCGGCTAGTGCATCGAATAAATCAAAATCGATACTTTGAAATTTTTCTTCTTTAGGTACTGCCGCTTTTTTAGTTGCCATTATCAAAACGCCTGTGAATAATCTACTATCTCGCAGTTTCTACTAATCTCTTTTACAAAATAAACACATCTAGGTTTAGGTTCATCATCAATTGGAACACACAAGAACTGTCCGTTCTTTAATCGAGGTGCATACCACGTAACATCATGGTAAATATCTACAATTTCAATATCTAAGAAACTAGGCCTGAATGCGGATAGCGGATTAAATTCATATGCTTTGAATCCTCTGTCATTGATACTAGTGAGAGGTAATGTTTCCAAGTCTCCCATGTCAGGCTCGCCAATAAGTATCTGCCAATCAACCGGCATCTTTACTGTCTTGTTACCAATCTTTAATACCAGTGCAGGACTGTTAAATGATTCTAAAAAGATTAAAGGAATGTAATGGTAATCTACATTCTGTGGATTGCTGTTATCTAGTATAGCAAAACGTAAATCGTCTACCTCATCAGGTAAAGTCTCTAAGTTATAATAAGTGTCGTCAAGGGTTAAAATTCTCATATTGTTATTGTATCACTTATACTTAATTTTTTCAACATCAAACGGGTAGTTAGCTTCTTTGTAAAAAGTTTTCCGTTGCGTTAAGTGTCGTTTGGCAAACTTACAGCTACTTGTGATATCCCAGATATTCACAAAGTCTTTATCTTCTGCTTTACGAATGCCTCGGCCGATACTTTGAATAACTCGAACGAAACTCTTACCCGGTTCAATCAACACTACGTTGAAAATACGCGGGATATTAATACCAACTGCGGCTACACCATATGTTGCAATAATAATCTTGTTAGTTGCGGTAGCAATGTCATCATAGTGGTCGGTTCGTGTAGTAGATTTTGTTCCACCTGAAACAAATACCACTTCATCTTCAGGTATACCAATTTGTTCTAACTTAAGATGTAATATCTTACCGGCTTCAATTCTATCAACCAGTACCAATGTATTTCCTGTAGTTCTGATTGTGTGAATCTTTGACGCAATGCAATCCATACGTTGACTATTCTCAACTAGATACTTAAGTTCAGTTTGATAATTGGGGAACTCAACCGAATCTTGTAATTGTAGAATGTTAACATGACAATTGCTCAGTACACCCTGATCCTGCAACTCACTAGCACTTAGTTTACCGATAACTGGTCCTAAACTAACAGTCAACGACATTGATTCAAATTTAGCTTTAGGTATAGTACCAGTCAAGCCCCAACGTAATGGTATGTGACTCATTACACCAGTGAGTAATGTTTTTAATACATCAGCTTTTGCTTGATGAACCTCATCAACAATAACACATACCACACCTTCAAGGAAATCTCCTATACCAACTTCAGCTTCACCTGACTTTGTATTCTTAAGCATGTTTCCCAATGACTGCCATGTACAGATAGTATGTGTCTTGTTAAATTCTTTGCGTCCACCATAGTATACACCAACATCAAGACCCAGATTAATATAATCTGCTTCTGTTTGAGTAACAAGACTAGTGTTAGGGACAATGACAATACTACGACCATATTGTTCCATAGTATAGCTAAGTGCGGCAGTGATTAGTGTTTTGCCTGCACCGGTTGCAATTTCCTGCAATGATTGAGGATTTTTAAGATAGTTATTTATAATCTCAATTTGATAGTCACGCAATACAACAGGTTCTCCTGCTTTAGGATGCTTTGCTGGCCAGACTTTATTCTTAAAAGTTTGTTCCGTCACTTCCAAGAAAGAAAAAGAAGTTTGATATGTTCGTGTATCTTCTAACTCAATATCATATCCTGAATTTTCTAGTACAGGAAGAATTTCGGGTAGCAAGTTAATGTAACTTGAACCGCCAAGACTAAAGTAACTGGTTTTTCCATTCCACCTACCTAATCGGACACTTGGCAAAAACCTTGCACCCGGAACTTCAAATTCGAACAGCTTCATTAGAGCTTTACGCTCTCCTAATTCTAGTCCTTCTATTTTTACGTTTACTTCGTCTTTGACGATTATTTTACATTGTTTCATTTGTACTCTATATAAATTCCGCTACTATTCACTATCTGTATTGTCTTCGCAACATGTTTAGTAGATCCGTGTGCAGTGAAGGTACTCATGTTGATTTTAACTGGCATCTCACATTTTCGCAAGTTAATGTTACTTTTATCTTTTGATAGGTTACCCGCTTTGCTTTTTAAAACCCTATGTGTAATGTTGTTAGCTTTCAATAAATTAGCTAATTCCATAACAATACTTTTGTTTGTACCAAACCATTCTGCTAATAAAACCATATCCGCTTTAATATTTTGCAAATACTCTATCAGTCTAGTAGTATCAGTGATTTCAATTTTCGGCTGTGGGTCTAATGCAAAAATAAGTTTATTCATAACTTCATCAGTACCACCTAACTCATCGTGTATATCATTTATTAGTGCAGGATCAATTCTAATTCCCATTCTACTTAGTCTAGCAAGAGTATGATATTCCGTATTCAATGGTAAATGTTCTATTGCTTTCATCAATGATGGATTTGCGGCCATGACATATAGATTACCGTTAATCCTTGCGAGAGTAGGATTCCAATATCGAATGCCCCTATATTCTTTTACTGTATCAATTGCCTGTTGAACAATAGGGCAATAGTTTACTTTGTCATAATATTCAGTAACTATTTCCAAGATTGATTTCAGTGTTTGTTCTGATGCTACCGCAGACCACATTTTATTTTCTCGGTCCCAATTCATGTATTCGAGATTCTTTAATTCTTTTACAAAATCTTTTTTATAAGGGCTATGAATAATTATAGTAGTATCATCCATAATAGAGACATGAGCCTCAGTATATATAGGTGAACTTTCAATAGGAGGAACAGTCCAAGACAACCTAACCAATTCAATACTACTCAATTCGGCCTTTGCCAATTGACGTTGATATCGCAAAACAATTTTGTCTAACAATGCGGATTGATTTGTGGTAACTGATTTACCTGCGGCAATATTAAGTTGCAACAAGTTATTCACAAACTTTTTATCGTAAGTGCCCAAACTTATATACTTTGATAGATAATCTACCAATTGTTCTTTAGTATGAGGCTTTTTTATCATCATTCATTATATACTTATTCAAATAGTAATACAATACTTACTGGCAAAAAAAGGGGACCGAAGTCCCCGAAAGAAAGAAACAACATGAAAAACTTATCGAAGCGGACTTATTGTCATTGCCGCTACGCACACTGCAGGGGTTATGCCTTCATGCAAGTTGCTTTAGCAAGTTCGCGCCAGTTAGCACTGATCTTAACTAAGTCAGCAACCTTCAAACACATACGCAAGGACACTTCACGCAATTTTGTATGATTGTCCCAAATGAACGACATGATTTCATCTGTCTGAATTTGAGTAAAATCATAATCAGCAAACAAGCCACCATCAGCATCACGATGCACTTGCTTGATACGCAACATTTTGTCACGCTCACTATCAACTGTAAGGTCTAGAAAGTGACAACGACTCTGCAACGCATCTAAGTGAGGTTGCATCTTGCCAGCTTTTTTTGCATCAAACGATTTGTTTGTAATGAAAATAATTGAGCCGTTAAAGTTGAAACTGTTAGGGATACCTTCTTCACGCAAAATACGTGAATCTTTATTCCAAGAAATTCTACGTGTCTTGCCTGAATCAAGCGCACCTTTGAGTACGTTGATAGCATCTTGATCTTCCCAGATATCACAATCATCAAAAACAAGAACGTTTTTAGCATCACTAAATTTGTACAACTTAGCGAACAGGCCGATACCTGACATAGCACCTTTGACAACTTCAAAGCGAACTTTTTTGCTTGCAAGTCTGTCAAACATACTTGCCTTTTCCATTTGCAAGTTAACACCGTGTGACTTGCCGATACCTGCAGGACCTGTCACAATCATAGCACGAATGTCACCACTGATACATGCCTTAGACATTTCATCAAGTACTGCAAAACGTGTTGCAATACGGTCCATTGCTTCTACCTCTGACTCTGTTACAGTTTCTTTAACATGAGTAGAGGGTTTGCCTGACAAAAATTCAATAGAATCTTGCTTGTCAACATTAACCTTAACAGTATCGCCCCAGCCGGGGAACTGTCCATCATTTTTTACTGTCACAAAACCACCTTTAACTCCCACTTGATATCCTTTAATAAGAGTGAACACTTCGTTCTTAACGTCAATTTTACGATAAGAACCTGACTTGATACGAATAGTAGACATTTAATTTCCTTTGTTTCAGTGTCAATACAAGTATTGTAGCACAATACCCATTTATTGTCAAATTTTAAGCCTTAAGCGGCCTTGCGAAAATACTGATAGGGCAAACCTAATGTATAGCAG